CGTTAGGACACCCACGACCACTAATACTAAAGAAGATACTAAAGATAAATATAGTGTGGATTTTGAAAAATTTTGGAAAGTCTATCCAAGAAAAATTAATAAATATGCAACCATGCAAAAATTCAAGATTGTAGTAAAAGATTACGACTTTGATAAATTAATGAAAGCTACTATCATCTTTGCACAACAAGTTAAAATCAATAACACCGAAGAAAGATTTATACCGCATGGCTCAACTTGGTTAAGTCAAAAAAGGTTTATTGATTTTGAAAATGTAAAATTGAAAAAAAGTAATTTGAATAACATAGCAGGATAAATATTATGAATGTAGAAAGTAAACTAGCTGATAATGGTATAAAAATAAATAATACCACTGTAGGAAATAAAAAGACCAAGTGTCCACAATGTCAACCACCACACGATTCACATGATAACCCACTTTCAGTAAGCATTAATGATGATGGTAGTGCTGTTTGGTTATGTCATCACTGTGACTGGACTGGTGGTACAGGTGGTAATAATTACCAAAATAATTATGTAAAAAAAAATATATATGTAAGACCTACCACACCAACTGAACCAAACAGAACAGAAAGTATGTACACATTTTTTGCAAAGCGTGGCATACATAAAGATACAGTAGATGCTCTTGATATATATGTTGAGGGTAGTTGGTTAGCTTTCCCGTATCTTAATGACAACAATGAAGTTGTAAATATTAAATACAGAACAAGAGATAAAAAATTCAAACAATCTCCTAATGCAGAAAGAACACTATTTAATTTTCAAAATGCAAAAGATACTGAAACTGTAATTTTCGTTGAGGGTGAAATGGATGTGCTTTCCTTATATGAGGTTGGTTTTACAAATGCAGTTTCACTACCCGATGGTGCGCCAAAAGAAGCTAAATTTAAAAAAGATGATGCAAGATTTAAAGCCTTAGAAAACTGTAGTTTAAAAGCAAAAAATATAATTATATTTACAGACAATGATCAAGCAGGAAAAAGTTTGCATGATGAATTGCTACACAGATTTGGCAAAGATATTTGTTGGTATGTACAGATACCTAATGACTGCAAAGATGCAAATGAGGTCTTAGTCAAGCACGGTACAGAAAAATTAAAACAAGTTATTGATCAAGCAGTTCCATACCCTGTAGACGGTTTATACACAACAAACCAATATGCAGGCAGTGTTATTGATTTGTATAACGGCAATTATGTGAAACCAGTTGAGGTTGGATATCCAAGCCTTGATGAAATATATAAAATTATGAAAGGTACTTTCCATTGTATAACTGGTGTTCCCAATCACGGTAAGTCATATTTTTTAGATCAGATGCTTATTAAGTTAGCACAATCACAAGAATGGTCTTTTGCTTTGTTCTCACCCGAACATAGTACATCAATGCACATAAGAAGAATGGTGCAAATGTATAACGAAAAACCATTTGATATTGGCGAACAAAATAGAATGAGCAAGTATGAATTAGAACAAGCTATGGAGTGGTTACACAAACACTTTTACTTTATTGAGACACAAGACACAGTTCCTAACATTGATTATATTTTAGAAATTGCTAAAGCAAGCGTACTTAAATACGGCATAAATGGAATAGTAATAGACCCTTATAATGAAGTAAGTGCTGTTAGACAGGGCAATCAAAGAGAAGATGAACACATAAGAGATTTTATATCTAAATGTAAAAGGTTTGCCCGTGTACATGACATAGTTGTTTGGGTTGTTGCTCACCCCACAAAATTACAAAAAAATAATGACGGTGGTTATTCTGCCCCATCTTCATATGACATAAGTGGTGCTAGCCATTGGTCAAACCAATCTGATTGTATTCTTACAATTCATAGAGACTTTGATGAAAATACGACACAGGTCTTAACAAGAAAAATTAGGGAACAAGACCTATACGGCAAAATAGGCGAAGCCACATTTAAGTTTGACATGAACCGTAGAATTTTTAGAGAACACAAAATTACCAGTGATTTTGAAATACCCGAAGAATGGCAAAATCGCTAGAAACCCCATAACTCCGTTAAAGGTTTACCATTAACCTTACCGCAAGAAGTAAATAGACGGCTTGTCAGACAACCAATTTCTGTTATTATTAACCCAATATGGACATAGTAACAAAAAAGGTTGATGAACTAATACCTTACTTTCAAAACCCAAGAGTTATATCTGAGCAAGCTGTAAATGAAGTTGCTAAGTCATTTAATAATCATGGTATACAACAAGTTATATGTATTGATGAAAACAATGTCATAGTTGCAGGTCACACAAGATTGTTAGCAGCAAAGAAACTTGGATTAACAGAAATGCCTTGCACTATCTATAAAGGCAAACCCGAAGATATAAACGCATATAGATTAGCAGATAATAAAGTTGCAGAATATTCTCAATGGGAACAAGATTTCTTAGATAAAGAATTATCACAACTAAAAGAAATGAATATGGAAGTAGCAGGTTTTACTTTTGATGATTCACAGTCATTTGTTGAGTCATTAGATGATATGATTGATGATGATGTTTCGGTAGATTCTGTTGGTTATTCAGCAAGTGAACTTACAAACCAAGTACCCTTAATGTTTTATTTTGAAACAGAAGAAAGAGATGAGGTAATGAATCTTCTTGAAAAAATAAGAGATGACAAGGAACTACAAACAAAATCAAATGCTTTTTTATATTTAGTGAGGAACTACAAATGATCTTAATACCTGAACCAACGCACGGAGAAATTATTGATATGACAGATACCATGTATCCGACAAAAATGATTTCTGTATCTGATAACTATGTAATGGAAGAAACAATAGGCAATATGTACGGGTTTTGCACTAAAGGTACTTTTGTTATTCATTCTGAAGATACATGGACAATAAGCGAAAATGACTTTTTTAGTCTTAAAACCCCAATTCAAGATAATACCCATATTGAAATGATGGAAGATGGACAGCTATTTGTCATTGTGAGGTATGGTTTTAGAGGTATTGATATGGTTGGTAAATCTGAAAAAAACGGCAGGTTGTCTTACATTGATGGTTGTACTGATAGTTTGCTAATTATGCCACCCCGCCTGGGCGACCCATGTTTAAACTATTTGCACTTTCCAATGGGCATAGATCAAACCCAACATCTACACCCAAGTATAAGAATGGGCATTGTAATAGGTGGTAAAGGCGAAGCATTCCAAAAGCCTGATGGCAAACAAAAGGGATGGGAAGAAGATTTATCTAAAGGCATGATGTTTTGTTTAGAAGAGGGTGAAGTTCATAGCTTTAGGACTGCAGAAAACTATATGGACATTATTGCATATCACCCCGATTCAGACTTTGGGCCCACAGATATAGATCACCCAATGTTAAACAGAACCTACATAAATCACGGAAAAGGGTAGGTCTTAGGGTATTAACCTACCCTCAAGATGCTCACAGACCGTATGTCAGAGGACTAAATTATGTCAAAAGTACATAAAAAAAAGGAAATAGAGCAAAATGTCTATGAACTTGCACTGGAACGCATAAGACGAACTTATGATATTTTTGATAATGTCGTGGTTATGTTTAGTGGTGGCAAAGATTCTACAGTATGTCTTAATCTAACATTAGAAGTAGCAAAAGAAAGAAACAAACTACCCCTAGAAGTTTACTTCTTTGATGAAGAAGCAATCCCATATGAAACAATAGATTATGTGAAGCGTGTAGCTGATCTTCCCGAAGTCAAAATGAATTGGTTGTGCATACCAGTGAAACATAGAAACGGTTGCTCAAGGTCAGAACCCTATTGGTATCCGTGGGCACCTGAAGATAAAGATAAATGGGTTCGCCCTATGCCTGATTATGATTGTGTAATAACTGGTGATGATTTAGATTTTTTCCCGTCAGAAGTTAATCAAAGACCAACTGTTCCTGAGTGTAATGGTTTGCTTTTCCCCCCACAGGACTGGGGAGAAGTTGGGGTTATTATGGGAATACGGTCAGAAGAATCTTTAACTAGATACAGAACCATCTTGCAAACTGGTGATGGTAAAAGATATGAAGATTACATAATTTCTTTAAAGTCTAAAACTGCATTAGGGAATGTATTTAAGGTATGCCCAATATATGACATGAAAACTGTTGATGTTTGGACACTACCGCAAAAGTTTGAATGGGATTACAACACCACATATGACATCTTAGAAAGATTGGGTCTTACACATTTACAACAAAGGTGCGCACCCCCATATGGTGAAGAACCCATGCGTGGTCTTTGGCAATACTCTGTAGCTTTTCCCGATATATGGGAAAAAATGCAAACAAGGGTAGCAGGTGCAGCAACAGCAGCAAGATATGCAAATACTGAACTATATGGTTTTGGTGGACTTCCAGAAAAACCCAAAGACATGACATGGTTACAGTTTGTAAAATACTATATTGGCAAACATCCACAACCTTATAGATCAGAGGTCGCAAAAAGAATACAAGAACAAATAGATGCACACTATCAAAAAACTTCTGAGCCTATTTTAAAAACTCATCACTATGTAACAGGGGTTGGTTGGGAGTATCTTCTTCGTATTGCAATGAGGGGAGATTATAAAGGTCGTAAGCAACCATTGTTTACAACTGATCCTAAACAACAAGAATCACAAAAAAAGAAATATGAGGCAGAAAGACATGGGCAAGGATAAACAACCAATAAATAATATGCAGTG